CTTTGTACTGCTTTCTTAATAGATTAAACGCTGGTGTTCTATCTATAGCTTGGTTTAAGATATTCATTGGTGTTTGAATGAACGGTGTTAACTGTCTCATTAACGGGTGTTTATTTACAAACCCTTGAAAGTTTCCAGAGAATGAACCTTTTTCTAGTGGCTGTGTAAATGTAGCCTGTCTAGCTTCTAGTAACGCCGCTGATGAATAACTACTATTCTTGTTAGCAGAACCAATGGCATTCTCAATGAACTTCTCTTTGACTTTAGGGTCGTCTACTACTCTGCGAGTTATAACAGCATCCGACCAAGCTTCTTCAGCATCTATCTTTGTAACAAATGCTTTTTCAAACGTATCTTCAATCCACTCACGACGAGTATTAAATCCAGCTTTTTGAATATCTTTGATATCCATGTAAGCCGCGTCAGTAGCTATCTTAGCTTGTAGGTGTGACCTGTAAGAAAGTTGCTTAAAGAATTCATCTTCAGCTCCTAACATACGAGAAGGTATAGTTAACGCTTTACCTAGTATGTCTAACGTCCCACTCTTAACACCAAGATATTCAGATGATATTGCACGGGGGTTATTACCCTGCATTGCGTTATCGACCTTAACACTTTCATCTAGTATAGGCTTCATGTTGTAGCCAGACCTAGCCGCTAATTGTATGGCATCAGAAAAGTTAGATATATAATATGTATACATCTTCATTGCGGTCTTAGCTTCTTTTAAGTTACCACTCATAACCGCACCTATTGCGCGTTCTGTAGGTCTCAACATAAGGTTAACACTGTTTGAAGTCATATTGAGCATATGTGTAGTCGGACCACTTAAAATTGAGTTAATCCAATACTCATTCAGAACACGTAACCACTTACGTTCTGCCGCTTTAAATATAGTCTTGGTACGCTGTTTACCGTTAGTAACTTTAGCTAATTCTTGAGCTAGTTTTCTTACCTTCTCGCTACCACCAAACATATCAACTCTATTTACAAAGTCATTCCCAAGAGAATTGTCAGTGACAACTCTACCTGCACTTGTTGCTCTAGCCGCTGATGTCTGCAGTGACTTAACGTTTGCTACTACTTCCATAGTTGCTTGCATCATATCTACAAACTTATTTTCATCGACTTCTGTAAGTGTGCCAAGTTCTTTCTTTTGAGTCATTTCTTTTGAAAGTCTACCAACTTCATCACTCATAGATTGTATGGCAAATTTACCTGCAACTATCTTCTCAGATAAATCTCTTGTGATAGTTTCAGTAATATTTAGTTCTTTAATGATGTTGTTAGGGTTCGTGCCAGACGCATCTGCGATATATTTAATTGCACCTCTATGTACATCATCAAGTGTTTGAGGCTTATCTAACTTCATCTTTTTGAATGTTTTAGATTCTCTCAGTACAGTTGTGAATTCTTCAAGAATCTTAGCGGCCTCGATTGGCTGGTTCATATTTCTTGAATTAAAGAATGCACCATCTTCAATAGATACTAATTCAGTATCACCATTTTCAAATGCTCTTGATAAAGCATTTTCAAAATCTTCTTTCTTAATTAAAGGAACTTTAGCTTTCGGTTTGATTACTTTAGGCTCTACTTGTGCCTGTAGTATCTCACTTTTTACTTCATCAGATGTCTTTGTTTCTACGTCTGCTTTAGGTTCAACATTTAATTCGTTTTCAGCTTTAATCTCAGCTTCTGTCTTAGGGACTTCTACTAGATCATCACTAGCTTCATCAGCCTTAAACTTAGTACCATCAGGTGCTTTAGCTGTACCATCGTCATTAACTACAAGCTTCTCAGGTTTACCTTGCTGAGTTTCTATCTCATTTAACTCTGCGTGTGCTTCGTCTAGTTTAGCCGCTGTTTCATCAGATACTTTACCTAGTTTCTTTATCTCTGCTTTAGCTTTACCGCCAAGCATATGGAATTTCACACCTTTAATGATACCTTCTAAAGCTAGTCCTGTGACACCACCTTCAATAGAATTGCGTAGTCTATTCTCCCATTCGGGAGCATCTACATCCATTGCTAGTGCTTCAGTTATTGGGTTTGCTAAAAAGCTATCCTCAATTAGAGATGATATGTTTGCTTCGTATGGGTCAAACACAGTAGCATCAACGATACCACCTTTAAGCATTGCACCCACAAAAGTCTTTGCTCCACCAAGTGCAACAAATCCTGTAACAAACTGTGAGATACCTTCAGTAAAACCACCAATCATGGTTTCACGTTCGTCATCAATAATGTTTAAGTTTTCCATAGCCTTAGTGAGAACGTCTTGGTCTAGCTTATCTTTGTTAGCTACGACCTTTTCCCTATCCCAGTAGGTAGGTATCATACTATCAGCTTTACCGTCACCGTCATTGTCTTCCCAGACTAAACGTCCTGTGCCTGTCTTTTCTTCTAGCCATTCGCCAGCACTATTTAGTGTTTGACCTGTCTCGTTAATAGCACCTTCGATACCATTTAAGATACCTTCACCCATATCGGCAAGAGTGCCAAAGAAGCCAGCACCTTCTGGTTCAGCTTCTACAACATTAGTTTCCTGTACTGCCTCAATAACACCAATAGTCGAATTATATTTATCCTGACCGTATTTGGATATGAAGTCTGTAGAAGACAGCAAGCCGCCTTTAAGACGCTGTTGTGCGTCTTTAAATTCTTCTTCTTCCATTTTATAATCTTTCTATTAATTATTTAGGTCTGTTGGTAATTCCTCTAACGGAGTTAACAGATATTGATATTTAGCAATAATCATGCTGAATTGGTTCGTTGAAAGTAAATCCATTTCAGCAGGGCTTGGAAATCTTCCACCGTTTTCCTCTTTGAATAAGGCAACTCCTAGTCTCATTTGCGCCCTATATTCTGCCGCGACTAAGACTGATCTATGCGCTCTAGCATCATCATAATCTTCCATGTTACCTTTGATGACCATTTCAATTCTTTTCATCATCTCACGTTCAGTAGATTGCCCCACGAAATCTAAACCAAGTTGATCATCTAACTCAGGGTTATATTGAGATTTCCAGATATTTAGTTTGGCGTTAACACCTTCTACAGTAACCTTACCTTCTTCTGAGTATCTTAAAATAATATCAGAAGCTTCTTCAATGGTTTTAGCTTTACTTAAAGCCGCGTCTAAATTTAGTTCACTTTCTGCAGTTTTATTTTGTCCACCAAGTCGTTCAGCTTTCTCCATTGACCTTAAAGTATTGGTATAAGATATTGCTAATGATGTGTTTTTCTCTTCGGACGACATTTTTAAATCAAATATTTGACCTCTTAAAAGCATTTCATTTTCTGGTGTTGGGTCGGTCACATAATCAATAAGGAATTGTGCGGAGCTTGCACGAATTTCTTCATTCTTTTTGTCTAATAGTTTTTCTTCTCTAGCAATCCTAGTGTTCTCTATCTGTATAGATTTATTGATAATCGCGTTTTCTTTTTTCTTATAATATAAAGAATTACCTACAACATCTGTACCAAATTTAGTGTCTTTAAAAACTTCTAATACTTCTAAATCACCAGTTTCTTGTACGTGAATACCAACAGCATCGATAATTGTGTCCAATACTTTAGCGTTATTTGCGCCGTTTGTTGAGTATTTGGCGGCTGTTTCTTCTAGCCATACACCAAACATCCCACGGTTTGTCATATAAGATATTTCATCCATATCATCAGTAAGCATAGTTGAAACAGCTTCGTATACTTCGTTACCAAGTTGTTTGTAGTTTTCTTCTTTCTGCCATTCGATATGTTTATTCTGCCAAGATTGTCGAAATAATTCTTCTGCTTTAGCCGCTGACGTACCAAAGTTAGTTGCCATCTCTGCATTAGAGAATTGTGACATACCATTAGCTTCTACGAAGTCAGCTTGGAAATCACTAATAAACTTATTAACTACATTAGGGTCATCGTTATGATGTAGGTTTTGAGACGCTAATGCGGCTTCTAGTTCACCTGTATATCTCATAGCTAACGTGTTCATCTGTGACTCACGATAGCCTTTTCTGAGATAAGGGCTTGCGCCTTCTGGTATTAGACCTTGTTTAACAGCTTCGCCCATAGCAACTCTGTTTTCTTGATACAGTCTAGTACCTTCTTTATATGCTAAATCGTCTGCGCGTTTCTTATTATTCTCAGCGTTTCGCTTAACCTTCGGGTCTAACTCGTTAAGCATCTGAGTTAACGCTTCAAAGTCTTTATTTTTAACTGGTTGTACATATGTCTCTACAACTCTAGCAGTAGGAGATATGCTTGGTATTTGGTTTTCGAATGGATTTCCCACTACTGGTCGTGCCATTATGCTACTCCTGTTTCATATGAGGTTTGAGCGTTTGACTCTTGAGCGTCTAAGTATCCACCCCCTGCAACTGCCGCGACTTTGAATAAGCTTTCAGCAAAGCTAGGCGGTGGGTTTGCGTTAATTCTACTCTGAGCTTCAGATTGGAAAGCTAGTTTATCCATCTCGTTTTGTTGTTGGATACCTTCTAGCTGTCTTTCAATTCGTGCTGTTAATACACCTTCAGAACGCTCAAAGTCATTTATAAGCTGACTAACGTTGTTTCCTTGAACTCCAGAACCACCAGCGACTGCTATTGCTGTACCTTGTGATTTCATGGCTTTTAGATCAGCATCTTGTTTTGCTTCAGATGCTTTATTTTGTTCTTGCAATACTCGCAAGTTAGCTTGTTTGCTTTTCATGAAGTAAGCATCTTTTGACTCTTGAGCAATTCGTTGTGCTTCTTCTTCTTTCTTCCGTTGTTCCATTATAGTGCCGCCTACTTTTAAAGCGGTCATAGCCATTTGAGGGTCACACATTTTTATTAATCCTTACAAATTCGTAAAAGGGTCTGCTTTCAGCCCCGTAGTTTTCGTGCTTGTTGATGAACGTAAAGCCCATCCAATCAAGCCATTTCATATGGACAGTGTTTCGGGCATCTACACAGTTATATAGTAATGAATAGTCTTGACCTAAGTAGGCCAAAGCTTCTTTACTGTTTCGCAAGAAAGTCATCTGGTATTGATAGATGTCATCTGTAGCGCACATCCAGACGACCCCTGCGTTTTCTAAATCAGATTTTACCACACCACACAGACCCACACGCTCACCATTAGGTGAACGTAGGGTTAGTGTTATGTCTCCTATATCAAGGCCATTATGAAGAACGCCTAGAGGCTCATTACCTGTTGCCGCTTTACATTCTTCATAATCTGCTTGTCTTAATTTAGGAGCGATAAAATCTACATCTTCCACCGTTGTTGGTGTTAGTAGTTTATTATCCATTTACTCTTCTACTTCTGAGGTGCATATTGCCTTCCCATTCTGCCGATAAGAATTGGCAGGGTAGGTGGCTATCACTCTCTATTAATACTCGTATTCGTTCAGCTTTAGACATAACTGGAAACCTAAAGTCTCCACTATCTAACGCTGTAGAGCCAAGTAAGTTAGAACCACCACCGATAATACGACCTGTAAAGACGTACTCTTGTGCTTGTGAGTTTTGTTTTTGTATAACGCTGACTTTAAAATCACCACTATCTTGATATCTTAGTAACCAGTGTTTGATCTGAAGTCGTCCACCAGTAATGGCAACACGTCCACCAGATGCTGTAGGTTCTTTAAGCGTAGGCTCAGAGAACTCGTATGTCATTGTGTAACGCTCACCTACGTAGAATTCTGTAGATGTATGGTTTCCTGATACGATAATTGTTGTACCCGATGCACTTACATTATTTATTACAGTACCTTGGTTTGTACCTCTAGTTACTACTACTGGATTTATTAATGAATACGGTGTTGTTATTGTTGTTTGATTGGTTGCACTGTTATATGCCTTGCTAACCTCTTGATTAGAAAGTCTATAGTCTAGCCTTGTCACATAATCTTGGTCTGTATCACTTCGACCTGCATCAAAATGTATTTGCTGTAGTATTGTTTTACCTGATTTATTTAATACAATGTATAATGTACTTTCAATAAATTCAGCGTTTAAAACTTCAGCACCTTCAAATTTGTACTTAGACCATGATGATTGCATCTTCTCACGACCAGCCCAGTGGTATTTATATAAGAATATTGTATCTGTAGCTAAAGAAGACATTATAACTAAGGCATTCTCAGCGGTACTAGCCGCTAACTTATAAACACCATCAGGAACATACTTAGCTACGTGAGATGTAATATCTGTAGCATCTGATCTGTCTGTATCATCAACAACATAATATTCTCTTATTGAAGTGAACCCACCACGCTTGGCAGGGAAGTACACAACATTACCAGCACTTACTGGGCTTGTAGTTGTATTAGCTTCATACTCGGTTGTTTGACTTATTGATGTATTCTTAGGAGTAATAAAGTCTCCGCCCTTCAGAATGAACTGTGTTTGGTCGGAGAATAGCAATAGCTTTCTGTCAAACGGCACAGCGTGTTTCAATGTAGAAACCTTAACGTGGCTTGCCGCTACATCTATAGGGTCGTTATCTAATAAGGTTCTAGCTGTTGTACCAAAGAAATCAAAGTAATCTGAGGTACGTGACATAATAACATTCTCATCTGCCAACACACCAAGTCGGTTCTGAAAGAAAAATACATCTGTAATCTTCTTACCTACGAATGATGGGTTAGGGATTGATGTTAAATCACCTACTGCCCTGTCACCCCAATCAGCCTGTCTAAATGCAAATGAACCATCTGCTTGCCTAATAAGTAAGTGAGGCATTGTAGAAGCGTCTAGCTCAAATTCAATATTTGGCTCTACCCACTCAATCCATACACCTGTACCAATTTTATTCTGTGTTCCGTTATCGCTTTCAAACTTTACATAGTAATCGTCAAAGTCGTTTGTCTGATCACCTTGTATGTGAGCTATGTATCCTTGTGGTGCTGATGATGGTAAGTCATCAAATCGCTGTACTGTACCAACAGTAGGGCTTAATCCAGTATCACCTAAACTATCATAGGTAGCTAAATCAAACGTAGCATCTCCAGTTTTTGATATTACAACTGTAGAGCCATCAGCCTGTGCGGTGAAGTTAGATTGTCCATTTATTGCGGATGCCAAGCGCGAAGCGATGTCATCTGTACGTGTTTGTATTTGGTCGGAGGAAGAAGTTGTAATATCAGCGGCAACGCTTCCATCAAGGTATACAGTGAACCTTTGGTTATAATCACCTTGCTTAACTGCTATAAGACCCTTGAAAGGATATAAAGGAGTTAGCTGTGAACTCATTGCTGTTGTCTGTGTTGAGTTAACAATGAATGTATAATCAGCAACTGTAACAGCTCTAAAATCTGTAGTTGGTGATGAACTATTTAAGTAATTAGTACCATCAGGATAGCTAACGGTTTTCTGGTTGCCAGCTAAATCATATATAGATATTTGATTACTACCATTAATAAACATGAAATAACGTTCTGATACGTCCCTGTTTATTAGGTGTGTGAATGACCCCGTTGTTGCGGAATTACTCATTGTTGCTACGTGTTCTAGCGGTGGTCGCTTTTGTAAACCCTCAACGAGAGAAGGAAACGCATTAACCTGTTGTTCAGCTTGAGATGATAACCTTAGAGCTGGAGATTGTTGCGATATGCCTTGTATCAGGTTGGGGATAGCGGAGCTTATCATTCCCATTAGATCATCCTACGGTTGTTTCCACGATTCATTACACGCGATACTGAATAGTTATCCATCATATTGAAATCCGCTGTATCACCTTCAAATTCTTTAAGATCAGTTAATGCACGTTGCTCATCTATACGTACCATTTTACTGATAGATTCTGAGTTGAGCATTCGATCTGAGAATATACGTGCCGCCCTTGTTGTAATGTAACGTTTGGCGGTGTCGGGTAGAGCTAAGAAATCTTTATAATATACGATTGTTGCTTCAACACTTGCTTGAAATTCTAAAGACCTAGCTGTTAAATCAAACAACTTTCCATCTCTTTCGACTGTATTGAAGTCTGGTGTGTCTATACGTGCAACATCTGCAGGTATAACAATTTGGTTAAATTCGTTACGACTAAGCACGACTTTATCTTCGGTATTAAAGTGCCAGCCTTGAGCTTGAACCTCACGGCTTACCTCAGTCAGCACTTGGTTAGCGATTGTTACATCTGTAACCTGATTACCTGTAAGTGTGTTAACAGGAGCTTCGCCGATTGTTGTCAGCAAAACGTTGACCGCTTCTAGCTCGGTCATAGACGTTGGTTTTGTCATGATGTCCTCATTTAAAAAAAAGGGTTGACCCGATTAAAGGCCAACCCAGAATTAGATTAAGCAGTTTTGATTTCTACTGAACACTCAGGACGCAAGATGCCGTGTCCCATTGCGTACTTCGCCGCCATTAATGTACCTTGGTACATAACTTCGAAGTCACCAGATGTTCTTTCAACAGCTAAGTCCATTAACTTAACAGTACCCAAAGCTTGCTTCTGCATTACAACTGCCGCTGTAGTTGAGAAGTCACCGTGATAAGTGTTGTTCTCACCAGCTACTGCTGATACGTTTGTTGATGGTACATTGTTTGATTTAACAATATCAATACCAGCAACTTTAAGAACTGTACCGTCTGCATAAACACCAGCACCACCGAAGTCACGGTTGATTACGTCTGTTGTTTGTACAAGGTTGTAGTATTGTGCTGGTTTCACGATAGCAACACGTTCGTTCTCTGGAACGTCTTTCTCGTCCATGATTTTAGCCGCTTCAAAGATTGATGCCGCTAATGATGCACCATTAGTCTTTGAATCTGCGTCTGTAATAGCTGAACCGCCATTACCGCCAGTTACTGTTGCAGATGAGCGAGCCGCTAATACTGCTAACTGTAAGCAACGTACATCAAATTGTTTTGCAAGAGCCATACCTAATAGACGTGAGTATTCTGCACGTACATCGTAGTGGTTCTTAGCTTCATCAATGTTTGCGATGAATGTATCTGCAATCAAAACGTCATCGATGTTAACAACGATTTCGTTATGTGCAATTTTCTGTGTACCCAATAATGGTGTACCTACAGTGTGGTATGCGGCATTCGCCTTACCTGTCACTGGGAATGATGCTGATTTACCAGATGCGATTGTACGCGATACGTGTAAATCTTTCATTACGTTTGTTTCGTCAAAAGCAGTTAAAACTTCACCAGCAAATACTTTAAGAAATAAAGCATTCGACTGCGTTGCATTAGCCGCCGCTAGGTTTACCGCACCGAGGCGCGATGGAGTTACGTTTGTCATTGTCTTTTCCTATTTGAAAATAATTTATAGATTTTAAGAATGACTTTCGGTCTCTTACTAGTCAGGGTTGTCATACGCATATGGCCTTGTCGTTCATTATCGATAGTCTCAACCACCCAAATTAGGTGTGTTAGTTATTTCTTAGTACCTTTTCCGTAAGGTTTTTTCTTAGGCATAATAACTCCTTAGTGTTATTGATGGGGATTTCTCCCCACCATAATTAGTTTTAAAATACTGAAGACCGTCCTAGTTTTTCTTCAACGTCTTTAGTGTACGCCGAGT